GGTAGTAGCTGGTCAGCGTGCCCTGGAGGGTTTCCTGCTGTTGGGCCCAGGATTCGGACGCCCTGGCCTGCTCAAGCGCGGCAATGTCGGACAGCGCCTTCTCTTGCTTCTGATACATCAGAGCATCAGCAGCAGCGATACGCCTGCGCGCAGATTCAGCATCGGCGAGGCCTTCCACTTCCCTCGTCAGGTCGCGGTAGGTGTTGAAATAATCCCGCGTGTACTCCAGTCGGATTCTCTCTTCATCTGTGCGCGCCTTGTCAATCGCAACCTGAATCCTCATGGACTCCTCAATGTACTTGGTCTCGGCTCGTTCCTGTCTCACCAGTGCGTTGTAATCCGCTTGCTCTTTGGCGCGTTGTTCGGCGAGTTTCTGTTGCTCTTGTTGCTGCCTGCTGATCTCCGACATCGCAGCACCTGCTGCTGATCCAGTGCCTGCGCCTTTCTCCCAGACCTGTGTTACAGCCTCAAGGGCATTCCATGCATCTGCGGTTGATGCTCCGAACTTTGGGTTGACGTGAGTTGTGACATGAGTGCCAAACGTTCTGCCTGTAATTCCTTGTGCTCCAAGCGTTCCGCCCGCCGGCACTTTCATGCCAGGCGCAACATCTACCCTGTCGAAATGTCCTAGGAGTAGCTCATACGTCTTGCCTCCTAGGTTAAACTCTCCCGAGATCCAGTTGCCGTAGCCTCTGCCTGTTGACCCAGCCCCTCTGCCTTGAAACCCTGTGCCAGTGATAGTCAGGTCAAGTGGAGCCTGAACCGCAGCGCCGCGTCCGCCAGGCATAACAATGTCCCATCCTGTCGCCTCGGCATCAGGATCTCGTGTGCGGCGAGTGTAGGCGCCTCCGCGGATTGGTGATGCCTTGGGCTTAGGCGCCGCTCCCGCTCCCGCCCCTGACTGGCCAGATCTGAGCCTTTCCTGACGTGCTGCTTCCTGGTCAGCGCGTTGCTCCGGAGTCAGCGCTGGGATGCCAGTCGGCTGTTGACGCAATCTCGCCTCAATCTGGCGAGTGCGTTCATCGAAGAACGCCCGGGCCCGTGGGGTGATTGCGGTTGCGCCCTCAATCCCGGGAAATCGCTTCTGCACATCTGCGGCAGCCTGCACCCTTGCTTTCTGCTGTATCTCCTCTTCCCTTAATCGCCCCAGTCAACAACCTCAATCCAGCAATAACCGTAGGGCCAAACAACTTCGAGATCTGCGTGCCTGCATCCACCGCCGCATTCTTCATGTCCGTCATCGCCTGCTCTGCCGTGTTGAATTGCGCGTTCAACTTCCCGAGCTGCTCTTCCTTCAGTCGCCCCATCGCGCGGATCACCACATCGGTCGTGACCTTGCCCTCGGCCGCAAGGGTCTTGAGATTCCCGATCGTGGTGCCCATCTCCTTCGCGATCGCCTGCGCCGCCAACGGCGCCTGCTCACGGATTGATCGCAGCTCCTCACCCTGCAGCGCCCCGCTGGCCAGGCCCTGCTTCAGCTGAATCAGCGCATTGCTGGTCTCCTGCGCCGTTGCGCCGCTGTTGCGGGCCGCCGCGGAGAACCCGATCAGAGTGTCCTCTAGCTCTTTCACGGTGATGCCGGTCGGCCTCAGGCTCGCGTAGAGATTGGCGAACGACTGCTGCGACTCGGCCGTGCTCAGCCGCAGTGTGCCAGCGATCCGCGCCGCTGCTGCCTGCGCCTCGTTGTACTCCCCGAACTGATCCGTCAGCGCCTTGAGCCGCACCTGCGCCGACTCGGCGCTCACCCCTGCTGTGGCGATTCCGGCCACAGCGGCGCCCACGGCCAGCTGCGGGGCGAACTGGCCCGCCAGGCCCGCAAGGCCCATGCCGCCGCCCATGGCTGCTGCAGGCCTGGCCTGGGCCGCTCCACGCTCCGCCTGGGCCAGCGCACGCAGCTTCCCCTGCACCTGGTCCAGCTCGGCGCCCCAGCGCTTGTAGAGGATTCCGGTTGTGCTCACCGACTCCCGCAGCTGCGTCAGCACCGCAACCTGCTGACGCATGCCGGAGATCGTGCTGTCGCCTCCAGACTTGAGTTCCTTGTAGGCCGCGGCCAGCCGGAACAGGTCCCTCTGCGTGCCCTGCCCCTGCTGCGCCAACCCCTGAAGGCTTCGCTTCAGCGAATCGAACCCCTGCACCCCCTCGACCCGGGCCAGGATCTTCAGCCGGGTCGTGTTGTCAGCCATCGCGGTTCAGCTCCTGCAGTGCCGCCGACTCCATCACCTGCAGGCCCTCGAGCATCGTGACTGGGTCCTCCACATGGTAAAGACCCATCAGCCACTGAGCGGCCCCATAGTCGAGCCCCTGGTAGCCGGCCATCGTGGTCCGCCACTGCGTCTGCAGTCGCATGAACATCACGACCGTCTCCCAGTTCTCCTCCCACACCTCGCAGCAGTCCGGCTGTTCCTCCTCCCGGACCCAGATCACGCCCAGGGCCGCCGCGTCGCGGTCCGCCTCGCTGTAGTCCATTGCGCTGCCGCCGGCCGCCCAGTAACGGGCGACCTCGGCTAGTTTCCCGCTCGGCTGCCGTTCACGCCCAGGTAGAACGCCTCGATCACAGCCCGGATCCACGATTGGTCCAGCATCAGCTCATCGCGGGCGGCCTCGCTGAATGGCAGCTCCTCGCCATCCTCACCCAGAATCCCAGACCAGCCCACGAGAATCGACCGCACCATGGCGTCGTCATCCTCGGACAGCTTCTGCAGCTCCGGGCGGGTCACTCGACGGAACACTGCGTCGAAGGTCTCCTCAACCTGAACACCACCATCATCGGCCGTCTTGACCTTCACCGGCCAGCGGTAGGACTTGGCCTTGACTTTGGAGTAGGGCATGGATCAGGAGTAGCAGAGGATCAGTTCGTCGTTGCCGGCCACACTCGGGACGGCGGTGTAAGGCAGGGTGAAGTGCTCCACACCCTGCGCCGATTGGTAGGCCGGCAGTCCAAGGTCACAGTAGGGCACCACCATGCCGATGCGATTCCCTGCGGTGGTCCCGTGGAGGTACGCCAGGCGGCCCAGGGTGCCGTCGGCCCGGGCCTGCTCGAACGGGTTGAAGGTCGCCATGCTCGTGGTCTCCATGACCACCTGGCCGCTCATCGCGCCGTCAACGATTAGCACCTCCTTGGTGCATCCAATTAGCTCGCGGTACTGAACATCATTCCCTAAGTCGAATGTGCTCGACTGCAGGCATCCGGCCACGCCGAAGAACCGGAACGCGCCAGCGGTGTCGTTGCGGAACGCCTGCGGCGTCGACTGGTTCGCATAGGTCGGCGTCACCGGGCTGGCATCAGTCGGGGCGTTGTAAAGGCCGGTGATGTTGAACGTGATGCGCGGGATCTGGGCCAGAGTGTGGTCCATCGTCATGGTTCCCCGGCAACCGGTCAGGGTGTGCACAATCTCGGTGCCGGTCGGGCCGCCCAGCCGGTACTGAATCGTGCAGCTCGTGTCCGCCACACCGTCAATCGTGCTGATCGGCATGTAACGCACGTTCGCGCCGATGCTGTAGGAGCTGCCGACGCCTGGCACGAAGGTGGTGGTGTAGGCCGCCACCGTGGCGACCTTTGTGCTGCCCACGTACTGGGTGATCAGTCCCACGTGGCCGTTGCCAGTGCCGCTGGTGATCGTGATCACCATCCCGGTGTAGGCGTCGTTCACAGCGCTGGCGCCAGCCGCCAGGGTGATCGTGCCTGCCGCGCCAGCCTGTGCCGTGCCGGTCAGGGCTGCTGCCATGACGGTCTCAGAAAGGCGGCAGGATCGCAGCAGGGGGCTGTAGCGCGGAGCGGTGCCGGCGGTGCCGCTGCCGGCGTACTCTACGCTCATGGTCAGCTGAACCTGAGTGTTCGTCAGCAGGCCCTCATAGGCGCCCATGTATGGCCGGATCACATCGCGGCTCACCACATCGCCCGCCAGTGGCGTCAGGGCCAGGTCGGAGTTCACAAGGACCGCATTCGTCCCATCGGGGCTACTGTTGACCCCGTAGGATGACGCCTCAGTCTTGGCGAGGATCGTCCTGAGCTTCGTCTTGTAGGCCATCGGGCTGCTGCTGCTGAGGGTCGGGTTGTGGGCGACGTCTCAGGCCAGTGGCCGGGTCCATCTCCCAGATCCCGCCGATGCCGCGGGTGTCATCCTCCACGGTAGCGAGGTCAGGTTTCGAGGTCGCCTTCATTGGTGCGGTACTGGAT